AGTCATTGTACCACCGCTGAGGTTCAGCTTAGTGGCGTCCTGAGTGTCTACATAGCCCTTACGTGTTAGAGTGTCAGCAGTGGCAGGTGTGGCAGTAGAGGTGGCTTTGTTAGCTCCTAGCGTGATGTCACCTGTCATAGTACCACCTGCTAATGGTAGCTTGGTGGCAATAGAGGTGGTAATCGTGGTAGCAAAGTTAGCATCGTCATTGATAGCCGCCGCTAACTCATTCAATGTATCAAGAGCACCCGGAGCACTATCAATCACCGCAGTGACCTGTGCATCAACGTAGCCCTTTGTGGCGGCATCAGTGGAGGCTGTAGGAGTACCTAAGCCCGTCACTTTGTTAGTTCCCATTGCAAGGTCACCAGACATGGTGTCACCTGCTTTGGCTACCTTCAATGCATCAGCAGTGTCTACGTAACCTTTAGAGGCCGCATCAGTTGCATTAGAAGGAGTAGAAACAGTGAGAGTGCCACTAACTGTCCAGTTGGTAGCTGTACCAGTAGCAACAGTGGTGTCGCCTGTAATGTCCAGTGTACCACCGACAGTGGCATTGTTTGTTACAGCAAGAGAAGTGGGGGCAGTACCAATCTCAACGATTGTGCCTGAGTTGTTTGTGAACAGTCGCTTGTCAGCAGTGTTGACGGCTAGTTCGCCAGTAGACAAGTCGCCTGTAGTTGGGATAGCTCCTGATGTAGTGGAGCGTTTAATGAGGATGTCGGTAGCCATCTTCCATTCCTGTATTGGTGGGGAACAATGTAAAAGGTAAACCCCTCCGAAGAGGGGCTACCAAGTGGTCTTAGTTTGGCAGTGCCAATACAAAACCAGTTTCAGGACGCAGTTCTTTCACGCCGTATAAAGTGTCGGCAGTGAAGAGGTCAGCAAGGTATTCTTGCTTGTACTGAGTCTGTGAACGTACAGCCATTTGCTCTGCTAACACCATAGTGTCACGATGAGCCAGGATTGCAGCACGAGTGTCAACAGCAGAAGCTGAGTTGTCAGCCGCTGTTTCAACAACTGGGCAGTTAGATGTAACGTATACGTCTACACCGTACAAGCTACCGATTTGGCCGTTGTTGACACCACGTCCGTCTACAAAGTCAGAAGAGTTGTAGCGGTCAATGCCGAGGATGTCACGACGTGCTGAAGGTGGGATGATAAGAACACGTCCGTCCATAGGAGTGTCGGCATCGTCCATCTTCTGAATCAGTTCACGGAAAGCGAGGTCAGTGAACACGTCAGTAGCGGCTACTGTGTCAACTGCGTAAGCGGCAACGCCGTTAGCACCGTCAACATAGAAAGACGCTGAGTGAGTGTAGTCTGATCCGTCTCCGTCACCGAAGCTCTTAGCCAATGCGAACAAGTCGTCATCTACTTGCTTAGCCAATGCGTATCCTGCATCGTCTGTGTAGAACCGACGCATTGAGTCAAGAGCCTGTACGTCTACGATGTCCTCAATCATACGTGAGTATTCGTAGTGCTTGTCGATAGCAATCTGTACTTCTGATTCAACATCAGCTTGGATAGTGACTGCAGTGTTTGCCGCCTTGACAGAAGCAGAGCCACGAGTTGGTTTAGGAATGTGAAGAGTGTCGCCCTTCTTACCAACCATTGACATTTTATTGACAAGGTTTGCAAGAACAAGATTCTTCTTGTACGCTGCTACGATTTCGTCAGACCAGAGTTCTGGAATGAACGTTGCAGCGTTGGTGCTGTTTACGATGGAGGTGGAGCCTCCGGGAAATGCTACTTTAGCCATGATAGTTCCTTAATGTTACCTTACACGACCCTCTGCATATGCGTCTCTAATTTCTGGAGCAAGTTGCATATACCGATCTGGGTCAGTTTGCATGAGTTTAATAATATCAGCACGTCTATAGATTTTGCGAGATGGTGCTTCTGCTGATCCCTTAACATTACCTGTTGAAGCTGCTTTCACTTGTTTCTTACGTTCTTCTTTTTCTGTAGAAGATGTTTGAGAAACAAAACTCTGACGTTCTTTCCAAGTAGAGAGTAGTTCGTGTGCGCTGTCGAAATCGTATTCACGATCTGCTTTACGCAACAAGTCTGTTCTCACCTTGCTGTCAGTAACCCAGGATAAAAACTTCTCATCTTGGATGATGGTTTCAAAGTCTGGGTGTGCAGTTTTAAGCCTTGCAATTGACTCTTGCATCCGCATTTGCTGAGACACTGTTTCAGCCTCTTTAATCTTTGGATGATTGTTAATTGCATATTCAACAGCTTTCTGAGGATCTTCAAAGAAGTCTATCTCTTCTGTCGCTGTGCTAGCGTGGGCTTGTTCTTCTTTTGCCAGTTGTGTTTTGATGTATTCATCAAATGTTTTACGTAATTCACCAACTTCTTGACTTTGACGGCCTAAAAGCTTTTCAGCTTCTTGGTGCATCTTGACAATTTCAGCTTGTGTCTTACCACGATATTTCTCAGGAATGTCATCTTCTGTTTCGGTTGGCTGTTCTACAGCTTCGGCTTCAGATGTTTCCTGTTCGTCTAAGGAAGATATTTCTTCCTCTTCATTGATGTTTTCATCATCACGCTGATCAATAAATGTTGCCATATTATTACTCCGTGCTACAATAGCATTATGGATTGGTCTTCGCAGCTTTCTCGTGACTTCTTGCCCACTTATCATCGGAATCGGGCCAACCCCATCCCTTAAACTTCGTAGAAATCGGAGAAATTATCCGCTGTGCTGTGTCGCCACATTCAGGGCAAGTGGAGAATTCATCAAGTGAATCTTTCCATTGCTCTTCTATGTGAGAACATGAGATACACTTAAAATCAAACCTCTTCAGCATTTTCAGCCTCCTGGGTGTGATCGTAAGCGTTGCGTATGGCTAGTTCAAAGTTTGCCATACGTGTAAGCATTTGTAGTTCTCCTTGAACGGAATACAAGTGCTTATCATCTTTGATGTCTAAAATACGATAGCCGTCAATGCTGTCTTGTATTTCAGATATGAATTGTTTCCAACCTGTTGTTAAAAACAAATCAAAATAATTATCAAAATAATCTTCTTCTTCTTTCGTCAAAACATTTTCCTTTTAAGGTGTTTT